CCCTTAGATCAAGGTTATGTGCCTTCTGGGCTGCCAGCTCAAGCGTGGGTTTCTCAACAGTCCGCCAGTTGAGCGTACAAGTCATGCTGCCGAAATGGCCAAGCGTAGGGCTGTCCACCTCACCGGCCAAGCCCGCCCCCTTCACCGTCTCCGTCATTGCCTCCACGCTTGGAAGCTCCACGTCGGCAACTCCTATTAAATCCGTGCCGTCGAGGTAAACTCTAAAATTAATCAACTTCTCCGGAACTTGATTTGCCATTCTCTATCACCCCTTTACGCTGCAAACAGCGTCTCAAGATATTGCGGATCGTACTCCACAATGAAGTCGATCTCGCGTGCCGGCGCAGGCGGCGTAACGTAGACGTGGAAGCGGATGATACCGTCTATCAGATCCGTGGTTGGGTTCTCGTCCCGCAGAAATTCGACCCTGCCGCCAAGGATAAATTCTCTCGCGGCCAACCCGTTAAGCCATATGTTTGCAGAGTCTATGATAGTATCCACGAGCCGCTTCGTGATGGGATAGTCGACCTTCTGCCAGAACGTGAGCACTAAAGTATTGCCTATCCAGTCAAACATCCTGCGAATGGGGATAAACGTATCTTTAACGTCAGTAATGCTTGGATATGCGCCAGTCCTGTTGCCCCACGCTTTCCATCCGCCGACGAAGTTTAATGCCGTTACCACACCCTGCCCGTTAAGATATGCCCCCTGTTCTGGACCAAGCATGACTTCATTGCCACCCGCCACAGCACTGTTGGCCTGCAGATTTTTATTGGACGGGCTCACATAAGGCACGTCATCGTTTTCCGCATCTGTCTTACACATGATCCCTGCAAGCTGGGTAGAAAGGTGAAATTCATTGTCCCCAAGCTTGACCTTCGGCCAACACACAACTTGCCTGGGGCTTACATAGTTGTTGTGGTTTTTCCACTCAGAAGCTTCGGTATATTTAGTTACTTCATCCACAGGAATATCAGTCAGCGCTATGCACTTGAAGTGTGCATTTATGTTTGATGCTTTTGCCGTCATCACCGCTGCAACTTCAGGGTCATGCGACCAGCCAGGGGCCAGCACTATGCCGGGCACAAGCCCAAACATCGGGAAAACCTTGTCCAGCAATTCAAGGCCTTCGTAATTGCCTGTAACGATATCCACTCCACCGATGATGTCATCTGCAGTTACCATGGAAGGGTCGACATAGTCATAACCGACCTCGATCGGCGAAACTTCCCCTATTGCCCCACCTTCCAACCTCGTAATCACTGCGTTGCCATCCTCGTCAAACCCAACAGTATAATCTGTATTGAGAACATAGGTTGTTGTGCCTTCTTCAGACTTAACAACAACAGAATCCAACAGCACTCCTTGTTTGGATAGAGTAACCGCAGGATTATCAGTTGCGAATGTATGCGCTTCCGCAGTTGCGCTCCCCTTATGCACTGTAGGATCTAGCACGTTGACCAAGACAACTGGGGCTACATTGAACAGCGCAAAGTGGGAATACATAAACTCACAAAGAGTGTAGTTTAACCAATCGTCGCTGTATCCAAAGGCCTCTACTGCTTCCTGATAGCTGTAGCAAAGCACGGGCTTATTTACATTTGTTTTGTCAGTCAGATTTATTGGCGCAGTTCCTACTACAAAAGGTAATCCCGCCGTGGTCCTGACCGGCGGGATTATCGAGGTTGGAACTTCGGAAACATAAACGCCATGTTTATATGCCATTCACTATACACCACCTTTAGAAATGTTTTTTTGAACCGCCTCATAAGCAAGCTGTTGAGGTGTTCCTTTTGTACTAATTGCAGTCTCTGCTTTTTGCAGGTCAGCAACCGGGACAAAGAGACGTTTTATCTCAGGATATCCGGCAATCACATCATTCAGATATTCTGGAATGCCGCCCTTGAATACCCTGTATTTCGTCAACTTGCCCCCCGGTAGATTAGGCCCGCAATAAATAAGGCGCTCGACCTTAACTTGGCCGAACGCCTTAAACCGCATGGTTTTTTCTTTACTTTTTTTCTCTTTATCTGAAGAACTCGCCATCAATCGTTGCCTCCTTTTCTAAAATTTCTTCAACCGGATGCGCTATTGTCCATACAGTTGAAAGTATCCCGACCCACTGCGGGAATGGTTGCTCTTCCGGCAAAATAAATTTATATGGATATTCGACTCGGTATTTGTCGGCCACAACGCGTTTTCTGAATAACTCTGACCATATTCTTGTAGCGATATTTACCACGTCACGCCAGCCGTCTTGCGCATCTTCAGAATATGTTCCTACTATCATGCTGATATTTGCAGTTGCACCCTCTAATTTATCTTCAAAACTCTCAAGGCGTACGATCACAAATGGAAAATCGGGATCAGGCACAGACTTTTTAGGCGGCAAATATCCGGCTATAATCTGTGGAGCCCTTTCTTCATCTTTTTTGGTGGCCAAATCCATATTCATGATCGTAGAGTTGCGCAAAAAATCGCAAATAGAGTCAATCAAATCAACAGGGCTGTTCATTTTATCCCCTCCAGAAGCCTGGTAATCTCATGCTCCATGCGCTCGTCAAGCGTCTGCTGAGCCTTTTCTTCGAGTGCCCGCATAATCTCTTCGTTCCCGATCATCTGAGGTGCGGAAGGACCATATAACTCCATGATCGGGAGTCTTGGCCTGCCCTTTCTACGATATACTCCTACGTGTCCTCTAGGCATACGGGCGACGAATGCTTTTGGTATGGTGCCACCTCTGCCTTTGATCACCGTTGCCGTTACAGCTTTAGGCCTTCCTGGCGTAGGTGAAGATGGGCGAATCTTGAACTTAGAAAGCGGGATCACCCTGCCTACAGCTCTCAGTACAGCCATAGGAGAAGAGGTGCTAGCTCGTTCAATTTTAATCGTTTCACGGACAGTCGACGCTTTTATAACGTAGCGCTCTCGAACCTTTTTAACTGCTTCAGTCCTGCCGCTTTGTGCTGCTCTGTTGATTGCCGACGCCATAGCCCTTTCTATGCCTTTTGGGACCTTGCTCAAGACAAGCTTGGCGCGCTCAAATTGTTCTTCTCTTATCTCGATCGTCATGATTCTGCCACCTCAAGCACTATTTTCAAAATACCCATCTCCGAAGAGCACTCACCTACGATGTATATAGCCCCATCAATATCGAGATGTTGATCTCTAACCGGACGATAACCAAGATCATCTTCTTTAACGTAGAGAGCCAAAACGCTCCGGTAAACTCCATCATATTGCTCGGCCTTCACGTTGCTATAAATCTGCAAAACGTCGCTGTCTATGATGGACTTCACAGGCACGCCATCGATATGATGTATTTCAGCAAACTCGTCAAGATTTATGAAGGTTTCCAAATCATGTTTGACAAAATCCTTAAAGTTTGCCATTATTCTTCTTTTTTGCGGTTAGTTTTAGACTTTTTAGCCTTTGGTTTTGGGTCCGGCTTTGGTTTTTCCGCTTCCTGCTTAAGTTGAGGTTCAATATATCGCTCGATCGTGCCGTTTGATCCAGCTATCAGTTTATCCTCTTCTTCCCGCGATAGACCATGCAAGATTTCACCGCCAGGCTCTCCGGGGCCATATGTTACTCCATTATGTCGTACCTTAAATCTCTTAATCAATATGGCCATGCCATCACCATCCTATTTAACTTTTAACACATACCAGGAATCCACGTCTTCAGGTTTAGGCAGCGGCCTTGAAGCAAGGCGAATCATCTTTACATCATTGTTTATGTCAGACCATACACGTGGGACCCTGGTGCCTTCGTATGTGTGAAACTGCCCATCGGCCTCCTCCATCTGCGTCACTGCACCGTACAGCCTAGACCCAAGACCGGTGCTAGCCATAATCAGGTGATCGTCAGGTATCATCGGCTGTTCCCTCCCGTCATCGTCCAGGAACCACTCATCATAGGTATAGATCTCAAGGCCAAGTGCATTTAATGTGCCAACATAAGTAACCCCATCCATCTGTATGCGTGGCTGTATGGATCCAAGCGTAATATTTCTGATATCGAACAAAGACCTTACGTCTTCATCGGAAAGGAAAAGATCTACGACATTATTCGCCATTATGATGACGTTGGGATTTTTGCCCGTTTTTTGGATAATTGATAGCCTAATTCGCTTCAGGTCCTCTATCTTCTTAGATGTTGCCTTGTCCCATGTTACGTCTGTAGTTAACGTTTCTATATTCGTAAACTGAAAATCTATTTTATCCTCGACGTAATCTGCGCCGCCATCGACTCTGTCCACCCAACCTTTTATAGTTACAACCCCGTTAAGCAGCAGTTCCCTGCACATCCACTCCTCGCGCCTGGTGATCATCTCGTCAAGCTCGGCAATGTCTTTAGCAAGCAACTCTTGCGCTCTCTCCTGTGGTGTCCTAGTGCTGTAAATGTTTTCCCCAAGACCTCTGTTCATTATGTCATCGACAGTAATGGCCCTCTGGGGAGCAATGTAGGGAGTGGTGTAAGTTTCGGTGCTGAATCCGCCCCGATCTACGGTAACCCCGCCACGTCTTCGAGCCACAAAAGGCGCCATTTTGCGCTTGCCCTTCTTAACGTCTACATCAACTTTTTCAGTTACGAAAGTTTGAATTCCAGGGAAAAACGTATCTCTTAAAAATGTTTGTGCAGGCAACGACTGTTCTATTGCCCGCAACATCATCCTGGTTTCATAAAGATTTATTGTCATTTATATCACTCTCCTTTCTAATAAGGCACATTATCGCTCAGGAATATCCCAAGCTCACGCAACTTGGCCTCATGCATGTCTGCGGTGTCCTTGCCGCCAAATATGAGAGCCTTCCTGTTAAAATGCCCGCTCGTATATGCGACTGCTACTACGCTTCCTTCGGCCGTGTTGACATCATCCGCAAGAATGCAATCCGCATCCTGACTGCCGTCTACATTCGCAGAATTGACAACTTTATACTGACCGTCACCTGCTACGACTGAAATAGAAAATTCGTCATCTAACGCAAAGCCGCTGGTACCTTCTGTAATCGTAAAATTGATGGGCCCGACATACGCCACACCTGCCGTTGCGTCGTCTAAACGAATGCCATCAGGATCAACTACTTTAAATACGGCCGAGATTCCAGTATCTGTAGCGGTTGTACATGTTAAAGTGTAAGTCCCGAGCTTAGCCGTCTTGCCGAGCACCACTTCGCTTATCGTGCCCTTGTCCTCGTCTTCTGGCTTCTCAATTGTGCCAACGGCCTTAATAATCTTGCCTAACACCGTCCCTCTTTTTAATTCACATTGCCCTGTGGCCAGCTCTACGGCTTTTGTCAGGACCGGCACCGATCCGTCAACTACTAAGTTGTCCGGCACAAAAGAACCGAGATCCTGTACTAACTCTGCCATTTCTTTGCCCTCCTTTTGCTTATTAATTCTGCCATGGATTTTACAACTGCTTCCTTCTGGGCCTCATTGTCGTGAGCCTCGGGGGCAACATTTACATCGTCAACGCCCGAATCACGGCTGTCGGCCATCATTTTGGCCATGGCTTCTTTCTTTTTAGCTGCTTCTATTTTCAGCAGCTCTATCGCAACCTGTTCTACCGTCATTGGAGATTCAAACTTGGCCTTTGTTTCAAGGTCCTTCGGCATGACGGAGGCAATTTCATCGATTGCCTTAATCCTTTCCCTTTCAGCATTTGCCCCATCTTCTCGAGCTGCTGCTTCTATTGCCGCCACGAGATCGGGATAAAGTACTTTTAATTCATCCGCTGTTTTTACATCCACTGGTTTACCCTCCTTTTTATTCTCATGATTCCCCGCTTTATCTTCCCAGGGCGGGGTCCTGTCGAACTGCTCATAGTGCCTTCCAAGATGATTTTTTACCTTGCCCATATCAGCTTGCGGGATGTTGCTCTGCTCAAGCCTGGCTGCTGCATTTGCTACGCCTCGCCATACCACCTTGCCATCGCTTGGCCTATGGTGTGGGAGTTTAAGATCCCCATACTTTTCGGGCGGCATAGATGCAGCCCAGGCAAAATGCCCGGCAATACGTCTTTTCTCGGCATCAGATAGCTCGTCCCAGCTTTTATCCGTAAAATCTTCGAGATTGGGGGCCTCCCACGGCTCATCCTCGTCTGCTGTTTCCATTGACACGTTCTCTGGAGACACCCCATTGATGATTTTTGGCAGCGGGACGCTAAGCTTAGATATATCGTGCCTGACACCATTCACGATTAATACTCCACCTCGAGCCGCAACCGGCACATCCTCAAAGAGCACTTCGTCAGCAAAGCCAAGTTCCTGAGCTTC